ATCACCACGAAGTACACCAGAACCGAGAGCCTGGTTTAACTGAGTGATTGCTGCCTCATTTGCTGCGGCCGATCCACCACCTACCTGAGTTGCTTTGTTAATAGTTTCAGTTAAAGCAAGTGCCTGCTCTTGTGGCCATTTCATTTCTTGGCCAATCTTGGTTAGTCGAGCATATAGATCACCAGTTGCTGTTAGATTAGAGTTGGTGCTAATGGCAACATTCTTAACATCATCCATGGCTTTTTGTAGGTTGCCATGCTCACCGATTGCAATCGAGAGGCGGCCAGACAGGTTTTTATATTCATCAGCAGTCTGCGCAATTTCCATTGCAGTAGTGCCGATGCCAAGAGCTGCCAAGGCCCCGGTTAAAGCATTAAAGCCTGTTTTTAAGCCTTGAACTTCACCTGTCACACGCTGACTAAAAGATTCAGTTTGTTGTAGCTCTTCATTGGTCTCACCCAACTCTTGATCAAGTTTATTGATTTGAGTGGCGGTTTCTTGTGATTCCTTGCCTAAACCATCAACTGCCTGATCCACATTGACAGTTGATTGAGCAGCGCTTTCAGCTGAGCCTTTATAGGCATCAAAAGCAGTTTTTACTTGCTTAACGCCAACTTCTAGTTCCTTAACTTCTTGTTGTGCATTTTGAATATCAGCTGGAGTGGCATTAGTTGCTGACAAATAATTAAGGTGTAATTTGGCTTGTTTTAGATCTTCTTGCAGACTGCTTAAAGCTTTGTGACCATAGTCCCCCATCAGCTTTAAGTTGTCAGCACTCAGGTCAGCATCACTACCCATCACATCAAGTGCTCTTGATGCATTGGTTAACTCTGTAACCAATTGAGCTACTTTCTGCTTTGTTTCAGATGGAACAATATTATTAACCGAATCTGAAACTTTTTGGCTCTCTGATACTAATTTAGCTGTGCCATCTTGAATTGCAGTAATGGCATCTTTGGCCGACTTTGCCGATTGATTAACATTAGTCACAAAGCCTTTAGTGTCGGCATCCATGATTAATTTGAATGTTAAATTTTTACCAGACATATTAGAACCCTTGTAAAACGTATCATTTTTGGTACAATTAAATAAAGCCTGATTTAGCTCTAGCTAAACAAAGACTCAAACAATCACGGAGATCATGATGGATAACTTCAACAACCAACACGTTGGCAGCAGTTTCGATGATTTCTTGCAAGAAGAAGGTTTGCTTGAAGAAGCTACTGCTGTTGCAATAAAGCGCGTCCTTGCATGGCAAATAGCTGAAGCAATGAAAGCTCAGAAACTCACCAAAACTGCCATGGCGGCAAAAATGAATACCAGCCGTGCATCCCTTAACCGCTTGCTGGATGAGGAAGATACCAGCCTTACACTCACTACACTTGCAAGCGCTGCAAATGCCTTGGGTCAAAAGATCCACATGGAACTTGTTCCTGCATAAAATCTTTCTAAATTTCAGAAATTAAAAAACCGACCTCATTTGGGTCGGTTTAGGCTTTAATAGCTGAAATAATCTCTGGTAACTTCCAGATTAAGATGGGTGTTGAGAACAATATTAGAAAAGCCAATATCGTCTGCCACAATCCGTATTTTTCAATAAACACTTTCATAAGCTCCACTATTGGTTTAAAATGCTCCATATGAAATATGTTTTCCTCTTTACTTTCTCGGTGAGTGGAATCAAAAAACCCCGGTGCGCTAACACTGGGGTTTTTCTTTGGGTATTAAAAAACCCACCGAAGTGGGTTCTTGTTTTACTTAATCATTAAGACTATCGCCACGATGACCAAGATGACTGTTAGCAGATAACAATTGGTTCGCCACATCAGAATGGTTTTTGTGCCTCGCTTTATAAGAGCGTCATACTCGCGCATTCTATTCATAGCAAGATCCATAGCAGCATCACCTCTTTGCAAGAGAGTAATCATTTCCAGCTTTTCCTGTTCCAAGATTCGTCTTTCCTTAGCGTGCAGGAGAATCATTTCGCGATCTGCCAGAATTCGATATCTAATATCTTCCAGCAGCTCATCGCGGCTCATACTTAGAATGTCTTCACTTAGCTCGAAATCTAGATCATTCATGCTGCGCCGCCTTGGTCTTTAGCCAACTTTGCCAAGCCTTTGGGTGTAACTCGAACTTGTTCGGTAATTTTGGTTGTGCCGTCACCTCTGGTTACCTCAGTTACCTTGTGTTCCAGGTAACCAGCTTGCACTTTATCCTGATAGCCCAACCAGTGAGAGTTTCCTGCTCGCTTATATATCCACTTTTCAGCCGAAAGCTTAGCAATTAAGTCTTTTGGCCGAATCTGTAGCGCTTTGGCAGCATCAGTCAGACATAGACTTCCATCAGCTTTTGCAATTCGATCATAGGCTTCCACTGTTGGTTGCATCACTTCTACCTTCTGCTCTAAATCAATAACTAATTCAGAGTAGGTCAACAAAGCGTTACGCAGCAAAGTTGGATCTGATAAGATCTGCATTGGATCAGCAGGCTTTGCAATCTGTGCTTCCAATTCCTGCCAACGGTCAACCAGTCGAGCTGTAAATTCAGGGCAAAGTTGCGCAACTACGATAATGCTGTCGCGTTTTCCTTGATCACCAGAAAATACATAAAAAGTGCTTGGTCGGCCTGCTGTCGCCTTTTCCCCCATTGGGGGTAAAGTAATAACACCACGTTCAGCAAGTCTTTCGATTGATTGCTTTACTTTGTCGTGTCGCGATTGAACAAGCTCAGCAATTTCCAAACTTGTCATTGACTGAGTATTTACATTAATGATTGCATTCATGCCACTGACTCCTTTAAAACCAAGTTCGCCGCTTTTGGTGAGTGCTGCTTAAAATACTCAACCTCTTCGTGACATGCAGTTATCCAGTCATCCAACTTATCCCATGTGATAGCTGCCAATGTATAGGCGGTAGTGTGCTTTTCAGATTTCTCCATAATCAAGCGCACCAAGGTTTCCAAGGCGCAGAATCCATCTTCAGCGTTGTTGATAAACTCAACAAAGCGCCCTAGTTGGTGCTCACTGATCTGAACTTGATTAACTTCAGTGATATGAGTTATATTTGACATAGTTAATATTCCTTTGTTAACAACACTAAAGCTCCGTATCCGCCAAGATAGTTAGGGGCTTTTTTGTTGTCTGTTGATTTCATGCTTTCGCATTCTCTTCTTTTAAAAACTTTTTAATAGCTTGATTGATAAGCCAGTTAATTGAGCGATCCTCTTTCTTACCTTTTAATTTCAGCTTTTCATGGTCCTCATTGTCTAAAAACCGCATTTTGTACTGTTGACCTTTCTGGTTAATACTCATGTTGTCCTCATAACATCATTTAGGTACGTTTCTATAGTGTACCTCTTTTATGTCATTGTCAACATCAAAGAGGTACTTTATTATAAAAATATCTAATATTTTTCTGGCTACCCTAATGAGTGAAAACCAAAAAGAACCACAATATAAATTGCGCTGGTCTGAAGAATTAAGAGATAAAGTTGTTGAGTCCGCAAAGTTGCACAGTCGCTCAATTAATGCCGAAATATGCACCCGCTTAGATCAAAGCTTTCTGCAAAACCAAAACGATTTTAATGCTGGCTATAATGCTTGTATGGTTCACATGGTTATCGCAACATCAAAAGCATTATCTGAAAAAGGCATTCCATGGAGTGATGTGCAAAAAACCCTAATTGAAGTTGTGGATGACTTTCATAAAATTTCGAATGAGAAAAAAGCACCCTAAAGTGCTTTTTCTATCATTGAGCCGCAGTGTTTGCATTTTCTGGCATCAAACCTGATTAATTCACGACAATCGGGACAATTTTTTTGCTCCACATCATTACTATCAGTCTGGATTCGTCGCCCTGCATTATGTGAAAAAACGTCATGAGCTACCAGCTTATTTCCAGTCTTGTGTGATATTGTGGGTTGTGTAGTATTTGCCCTCTTAACATATGGCACAACAGCCGGACTTCTACAATTGGCACACACCCCAATACCGCCTCTGCGCCAAATCATATAAATAATGCCAGGTGCCATCATTACAAACCAGAATAATATGAAGGATATCCATGTGCTTCCGCGTAACTCTGATTTGGAAACAGTTTTACAAACTTGGCATTCAACGATTTGTCCAGCCATATCAAACTCCATTCACAATCTTTAAAAGTTCCATTTCTTATTCCTTACAAATTACGCCAAAGAATTTTCACAATTCTATCTCGGCATAAAATGACGGTATATTCCTGAAGGTCTACACTTTTCACATACTCAGTGGCAGCACAGTAAAGTTTCCCATCATCTAACACATAGAATTTTGGTTTACTAACCTCAAGCTTATCTTTAAGCGCTTGGTGGCTATCTCCAATTCGTACTAGATCCCCGGATGGTGTGCGAATACTGGTAGTTGTTCTTTCTGCATATGCAAAACCCGACATCAAACACAAAGCTAATAATAATTTTTTCACAATAACCCCCTAAATAGTTATTTAAGCATCATAACTTTAGGGCGCGACCTGATCAATCCGAAACCATCTCTTTCTTGAATGACTCAAAACCTTTCTTATCAGCCTGAGCCACGCGACCAGCAACGGCGGAGTTAAAGATTCCCTGCTTGTACAGCCTGTTTGCCGCTTTGACGTAACCTTTGAAAGATCCGTAGGTCATCTCCATGATTTCACTATGCTGATGGCCCATTGATACCAGAAACTGGAATGAATCGAACCAGGTGGATTCTTGTTTATTCTTAGGCCCGGGCTTCGGTCTTTCGTATTTAAAATAAGCTTGATTTACCAGAAGTACCGCTTTGAGCAAATCCTTAAATCTTTGCTCATCTGCAGCAAGGTTGAACAGTGATTGATTGTCCAGATCAGTAACGCATGCCATGGTCGAAATGACTTGCACGCCATGCACTGCAAATAATTCTGTCAAAATCTCATCTGAATGATCTTTATCTTTTAGAAATTGTTTGATTGGTTCGGCATGCATTGCCCAAGTATCAAAGTCTTTCATCTGGATCTGACGCACTTCAATGTCATTAACTTTGATGCTGCGATTCGTTGCCAGGAAAAAATCATTCATGATGGAATCTCAAATATAAATTGCAGGCATTAAAAAACCACCCCGGAGAGTGGTTTTTATTGTTCTAAGATTCAATTAAACATTTGCCCAAATTGGTGAATAACCAACATAAGCAGTAGAGCTGAAGATGATGTTACAAATACTTCTATTGTTGTCATTTCACTTCCCTCATGTTCTTATTGATCCTTTTTTATACAGTATAAAGAAATATATTCACAATAATTAATGTGTAAAAAATAATGATCATATTCAATCTAAAAAAATAGCTTTGCAACAGGCACAAAAAAAGACGCTAATGCGCCCTAGAGTTCTTTGTGCCTGTGTAGGTTAGACCGCTGCTGGAATCGTCACAATGTGTCCATACAAGCCCAGCGTTGCATCACTTTGCTTTGTAACATCCGACAAAGCCTGACCAGAGATTTCATACTGGCCAAGTTCTTCATGAATCAACGGGAAAGTCGTTTCAGGAGACTTTTTAGTTCGCCATAAACGTACAGCCATATGCTTGCCATTTGCTGTGTTAATACCCTTGAAGAACAGCTCATACTCTTTTTCAAAGTCAGTCGCTAAAGTTGTGTGCGTTACCGCACCGGTGGTGTAAGTTGCTTTGACCGGGGTCGTAACGCCAGTTAAGTCATTAAATACAACTGTACCAAATACCGGATCCAGTGTGTATTTGCTTGGATCAATCGTCACTGGTGTTGCAGTTGAGTCAGTGAAAGAGACTGCAGTCAGGTTATAACCATCAAGCTTGATCATTTGGCCAACGACTACAGTGCCCAGTGATAAATCGGTGACTGTTTTTGTTACGGCTTCAGTATTGGTACCAGATACGATGTACTGCAAGTTTTCCTTATTCACAGTCTCAAGCTGGCCAGAGAAATTGACTGCAGTGGTTTGAACCATAGTGAAATCAGTGGTTCGCTTACCAGACGTAGACTCGGTATGTTCGATTACGTCAGCGCTGATTTCGAGTTCAAACTCAGGTACGTTACCAATATGGCGCATCGCCCCGGCTACACCCGCTGTAATTTCAGATAGGAAAAACTCACCTTGCAGTGAAATATATTCAATGCTCATTACTTTTCATCCCCTGTGGTTTTCTTGGCCAGAGCTGGTTTTGATTCAGGTACTTCCTGAATTACACCATCTGCCAGTAATTTTTTAATTTGAGTATCGTCCAGCCCACCCACAACATCGCCCTCTTGAAAGCGGCCGACGGGCTGTAATGCTTTATATTGTTTTGCCATGATGGCTCCTAAATGAATTTTTGAGATTCAAAAATAATCGTGATGTATGCAAAGCCTGGACTATAGCCATCTCGAACCGAAATAAATTCCAGTACCGTACGTGATGCTTGAGGCTGCCAGCCGGAAAGTAATTGAATAACTTTCTCAGTCAAAAGCCCGGCTTCATCACTTACCGCTCGGCCATCGGTCATTTGCGACTGAGCATTACGGCATGCAACCGTGACCGCCCATTGCTGGCCGATTTGATTGATGCTGCCACGCCCTGCACTTGCCTTTTTATCTATACGAACAAAATTGACGTGAGCCGATGGAGTAACCTGGGACATTTCTGTAACCATGACTGAGTTCAACGGCGTATAGATCTGCTTAAATTCTGGAATCTCTTTCAGTTTCTCAGCAATCTCATCACGTACCGCGAAGAAGGTGCTCATCTATAAAACTCCCGACAATATCCAAAACCATGATTTCATCCTCTGCGTCCAGACCAAGCTGCGTCCGGGGTGGCAGAACCGCTTGCTTCACCTTGCGATACTGACCACCAACAGCAAAGGTAATGTACTGGGCATTCCTGGGTTGAATGGTTGCCCCAAAATGGAGATATGGAGCATATTCAACATTTGTACCTACCTCTAGACCATTACTGAGTACGTTATGTGAATAGGAATTCATCAAACGACCCGTATCACGAAGCGTTTCACCGCCTTGCATACGTGCTCGCCAGGATGTTTTCCATGGATTTCCATCAACATCCGTACCGGTTAGAAAACGATGCTGAACACTATCGACAAGCCCGGCACCGATTTCATCAAATAGCTGACTCTTCAATGAGTCGAAATTGCCTAATTGCTTAAGCACCGCTTCAATTGGCGAGCTATCTACTTGAATAGTTATCGCAAAAGCCATAAACACCTCACTTCATGCTTGGCATCTGGTCCAGGATAGAATCTCCAAATACACCACCGGTATAAGTGCTACCGATCGGTGCCGTTGATGGTTTGTTTTTGGGTTGGTCGTTCACGATCTGGTTTGTATCAGGCATCTGGATTTGCAAATGTGCCTTGCTGTCAGCAACACGTTTCAAGAATGCGATTGCATCCTCATAGCGCTGACGGACCTCTTCGGTCGGTTTCTGGAAATAAAGGCGGTAGCGCGCAATATCACACGCCATACGCTTTAAATTACTGGGCACACTAGGCAACGGTAAAGGATAACGACCACCGATATGACCGTTAATCTCTTCTGTTGCATCCTGAATTGCATCTGTTACAGAGGATAGCGAGGGAAGCATCTGTTTCAGGTGCTCAATCTCATCACCAAATCGTGCGACCAAATCTGCTTCAGTCGCGTACATAAGACTTACTCAGCTGCTGAACGGGAACGACGGGTAGGCTTATCAGGTGTTTCCTCCTGATCCACCTCTACTTCTTTAATCGCCCCCATAACTAAAAGGGTCTTAGCACGCTCTGTACTAAGACCCTCGATGGTTTCACCCGGCAGATATTGACCTACCGACTGTGTCGCAATGTATTTAGCCATACCTCATTCCTTATACCGTAATAAAGCCAGAGCCACCGCAAATCCCGTTTTTGTTTGACGGGACGACCAGTGGTGCAGATTCAGTCATAAGTAGAATGCCGCTTGGGTCTTCTTCGTACCATTGACGATCAAAGTATTCCAAAGCCAAACCATTGGCATGAATGTTTTCAATCTTGCATTGAGTCACATAACCATTAGTGTCAGCAATAAGCGCAAAATAATCCACTGGAATAAAGCGCTTAACCTGCCCTTTATTCTTATAAGTTGCGTCATACGTCCAAATTTCGATGTCGCCCAGGTAACCTTTAAACTTCGCAGAACGTGAAGCATTTAAACCAGGACGATACGGGACACTGATCCCCGCATACGGCTCAACAAACTTGGCTTTGAATGCTGTATTCTTTTCCAACACCGACCACACTTTGCCAGTCGTTAGAATCATGGATGCTTCACCACCATTTTCATCTAACATACGTTGTGCCATGGTATCAATATCTTCAACCGGTGTCGCACCAGCCTGATCCCAAGCGATGGCCGGCGTAAAAGCGAGTGACGCATCACGCCCAAAGGACACCACGTTCTTGGTGTAGTCATCTGATTCAAGAATGATTTGGCCTGTAGTCGCCAGCTCAGCTGCCATCAGGATTTTACGGTTGTCGATTGAATCATGGTTGCGCTTCATCGTTTCGATCTGAGCAATCATATATTGCTCACCCGTACTTAGCTGGTTGCTACCCGTTGAGATGATGCCTGAATCACGTAAACGCGCCAACAATGCTGTATCCCATGCCGTTGCAGGTGTCACCTGGTTCTTAGGTTTGAGATAAGCAGGTGTTACATGACTCACTTGGATGGCAGTCGTGCGGTCAAACGGTTTACCCGGAACCTGTGGTGCAACCAGCGGCGCAATATCAGATTCGGTTTCAAGTTCAGCAATAGGTACTACATTGCTTGTGAATGATTTACGGCGCGGAAAAAGCTTATCTAAAAGCCAGGTATCCATCGGCTCATAATTTGAGTGAATTAAAGCTAATTCATCTACGCCCAATAGCTCAAGTGGAGCTCCATCAATAACAAAACTTTGTGGCATGGTTTACACCTTCGATAATTCAATGTTGTTTTTAGATGCATGTGCACGGGCTGCATCATATTGGTCTGTAGTAAGCAAAACCCCATTCAATGAGGTGGCTTCGATACTAAATACGCCACCGATATAGACTGGAATCTCCGTGCCATTGGCTGCCGCTGCTGTGGCTTCTGCAGCAGTGAGTGTCGCCCCGCAAATCACATTCCAACTGGATACATCAAGTGGATGTGTCAGCACATTTGCCGCAGATAAAGCCAGCAGATCCCCTTCTTTATAAGCAATCGCAGTGGTGACTTTTGCATTGGCCCGGCGTGTTTTCCCTACGTCCAGATTAAATGGACGTGAATCATGTGTTACTGAAACCGTAGTCATGGATTAATTCCCCTTTTTCTGTGCCGCAAATGCTTTAGCACCGGCGCTAAGTTGATGCTCTTGTTTACCTTGATCTTGTCCACCCTGGTGATTTGCTTGATGAGTAAACAAGTGGGCAAATGCCGGATTCACACCTGGTACAGGTTGCTGTTGTCCAGCTGGTGGCTGCTGATTAACTGCTGAGAATTGACGAAGCTGCTTGGCTGAGAATGCAAATGCGGAATCATCCAGCTTTTTCATTTCTTCAACATCTTCAGCACTGAATTCTTTGCCCAGGTCTTTACCTAATGCAGTAATTTCAGCTTCACGTTTTGCAGCAGCGAATTGTTTGTTTTGTTCAGTCAGAGTATTAACCTGACCTTCCAATTCTGTGATTTTGGCCTGAGCCTTTTCTAATTCGGTCACGTCTGTGTCCTCTGGTTGATTAAAGTTTTTAGGAGAATGGCTTGCTGCCACGGCGTTTGTATTGTCATCTGCACCTAATGCACA